TCACCGACAATTGACCGTCCAAAGATCCTTCAACTTCGTAGTGTAGCTCTGACTCATTAAATCTCTTCGCATTTGCCACTCTGGGTTTGCCGGAACACTCGCTGAACGTAGTGTCCCCCGGCCCCACCGCCCGTTGATCTGGTCCAGCACTGCCATCAGCTTCGTGGCGTCGGTAGGCTGGGAATTGGCGAACAGATCGTCGGTGTACTCCCCCTGCTGACAGAGATTCATCAACAACACCTCGGCCTTGCTGTACTTGAAGCCCGGCCGGAAGACCCGGTCAAGCGAGTCCACCGCTGCCTTGGTCAGCAACCGGACATCGTCGGTAGGGTACGGCAGGTCAATCAACACACCGTTGGCATACTTCGCCTCCTCCGGGTTGAACATGCCGGTTCGGATGCTGACGCGGATCTTCTTACACAGCGACTTCTGCGCCCTGAGCTTTTCCGAGGCTCGCATCATGTATGTGGCCACCGCTTCCTTGATCGGTGCCAGCTCCGTGAGCCGCTTACCGAACATCCGGCTACAGCAGATCTCCTGCTTCGGCGGATCCGGCTCATCCAGCTCCAGGCACGGCGTGCCGGCCAGCTCGCGGGCGGTCTTCTCAATCACCACGCTGAATCTCTTGCGAAGCGTCCAAGGGTCGGCATGGGCCAGGTCCATGGCCGTCTTGATGCCCATCGCCTCCAGGTGCAGTTTCATCTTGCGACCGACACCCCAAACCTCAGACACATCGGTATTACGCAGCACCCAGTCACGCTTGAAGGGGTCGCAAATGTCGACCACGCCGCCTGTTTGCACCTGCAGGCGCTTGGCCGTGTGATTCGCCAACTTTGCCAGGGTTTTCGTGTGAGCGATCCCTACCCCAACCGGGATGCCGGTGCAGCGCAGCACGTGGCTGCGAATCTTCCGGCCGAGGGCATCCCGGCCGTCAAATCCCGTCAGATCCGCAAAGGCCTCGTCGATGCTGTAGACCTCGACGGCCGGCACCATCGATTCAATGAGGGTCATCACGCGCTCGCTCATGTCGCCATAGAGCGTGTAATTCGACGAGAACGGGACGATGCCGTGCTTCTGCAGCTTATGCTTGATCTGGAAATACGGCTCGCCCATTTTCACGTAGGGCTTGGCGTCGTAGCTACGGGCAATCACGCAGCCGTCGTTGTTACTCAGAACCACGATGGGCACGCGGGCCAGGTCCGGGCGAAACACCCTCTCGCAACTGGCGTAGAAGCTGTTGCAATCGATCAGGGCGAAAACTGGTTGGGCTTTAGACATGGCTGCGCACGCTGCAGGTGATGACGCCCCAGATGACCAGTTCGTCGCCTTCAAGCACGTACCTCGGTGGGTACTTTGGGTTCTCCGACAGGAGAATCACCTCCTTCCCACGGATGCACAGGCGTTTGCACACGGGTTCGTTGTTCAGCAGCGCCACGACGATGTGACCATGCGCAGGCTCCATCGCACGATCCACGACGGCCAGATCCCCTTCAAAGATCCCAGCGCCCTGCATGCTCTCCCCAGCAATGGACACCAGGTAGACATGCGGGGCGCGAATGTTCAGAACCTCGTCCAATGAGATGTGCGCTTCGATGTGGTCCGCCGCCGGAGACGGAAAGCCGGCGGGCACTCGAAACGAACACAAGGGCAGCTTCAAGCCACCCTCAGCAATAGGGCCTAGAATTGAAAAGCTCATGACGCGCCACTTCCAAAAACTGTACAAACATACAGTAACCTTGTACAAGTTTTGCGGTCAATTTGCATAGGAATCTTCAGACCAGCGGCTGACTACTCCCATATGCCAAAAGGCTCATGCTGCTTACCTAAAGCGATCTCCACATCCTGTGGCAAGCTCTCGCCCAGCGCCAACGGCCTCGGCTGCAGAGACCGGACCGGATAAAGGCACGTCGGACGAGCATCCTGTAATCAGTGGTCTATCCTTTATTGGCCTGGACCGCCCCAGGCCGAAAAGAAGGAAATGAGGATGGCTGATGATCTGCACAACCGTGGCCCGCAAGACAGAGCTCGAGTAAACACATCTGAGGCTTGGGAGTTGAAATACTGGGCAAAGGAATTTGGGGTCACCGAGGATCAGCTCAAAGCTGCCGTAAAAGCAGTCGGTCCGATGGTGACGGACGTTCGAAAGAAGCTCGGCAAGTAAGAAACAGCAGCCCTGCAGCGATTGCGGGGCCTGCCTAATCCCCTTTGATACTTATGCTCCTCCCTCCGGCGCCCTGCCGAGCAAAAATCCCCTCCCGAACTGCTACGCTGATTTCTACGACGTAGGAGTGCCCATGCAAAATCTGGATCTGCTGCCATCTCTGCTTTCCAAGATCAACGAAAACCAGCTCGCCTTGGAAGCTGCCATCATGGAGTTGACCAACTGGATAGAGCTAAACGGATCAACTGTGGTCGCTACAAACGTCAGGGGCGCTCTGGCTACGCTCGATCAGAACGAGGGGTTTATCAAGATGACCCTGGCTATTCTGATGGCTCAGGATTGACGTCCTGTTCAACTGGACCGGCTTTCCCGGGGATCCAATATGCATCTCTGATGTAATCTAGAGCCCTCCATGGTTCGCGTCCGAATCGTAGCTACTCCGTCTATGCGCTGCCCCTCTCGTCGGCCACGCTACGGCTCGTCGGCTTCCTATAGCCGCCATTCTCCAGCCTCAATTACTGTACATCCAAACAGTAATCTGTAAGCGATCCAGAATATGAACTTTGATCAGGCCAAAGCGTTGAGGCTACAGCTTTGGCGAACAACCCTCGACGATCACGAATTCCGAATGGGGAGTCCTGAGGCTCACAGATCCAGCCTGCTTGAGGCCAGCGCCCGGCTCACCGAGGAAGGGTTGATTGATCGCATGGAGCAACTGGAAATGGATGAAATGGCAAACGCCGCTTACTGGCACGCTGTGGAGGAGCTGCAGTCAAATCCAATCATGTACCGCGGCGCATGTGGATATGACGTGGTACCCCGGGACGGCGGCCCAAGGATCGCGACGATATTTCATTCAGTCCTTCGACTGGAAGAAAGCCGTGCCGACAAACTGCGTCCCTACGATGGGAAAGTGTACCGGGATAAATCGGGGCTGGTACTCAATTACAGCTTTGGAACAACCACCGGACGTATAGAAGGCCTCAGCCTGACGATGGATGATGGTCGACAGTTCGACCTGGTTGAGACGAAACGAATGGTTTCCGGGAGGGTTTACGAAGCGATTGATGACCCAGATGTATATCGATGGGTAGTCGATGCTGTCCAGATCGCGACAGAGAATCGGGATGTTGAAATCGTACAGAGGCTCAGGCCTTTGCTGGAGCTGGCAAGGTTTGTCCAATGCTCGAAGTGCCTGGATCAGTTCGGCGTGCGCGAGGACTGCGAGCCTTGTAACGGCTTGGGCTTCGTCGAAAAGCCTCGATGCTCAAGCAAACTTCCTGTGAATGACCAGGGTCCACTGAACAATGCAAACGAATCAGGGGATCGTAATGTGCGGCGGAGTTGAAGCGGCGGACAAAAACAGAGCGTACGAACAAGTGAAGGTGTACTTTCCGAACCCCAAGGCTGCGTTTCCCGTGGTGCTGGAGGACGGGACCGACCTCGGGTGGGTGCGATGGGGACGGCGCCGTGAGGAGAAAGGCACCGGTCCATCAGGAGGGTGGGCGAAGCTGGAGACGGTAGAGCGAGGTGGTTGGGAAAAATATCATCCACAGCGGGCGCTGGGACTCGTGCAGCGATATATGGAGAAGGACGGAGCGCGCGTCTCGCACTGGTTCGATATGAATGAAGGCTGTGGGTTGGAATGCCTGGTGCTGGGCGATGGCGAGAATCAGCGCGTGTACATCGTTACCACGTCACCACCGTCAGACTACGCATGGATACATGATCGGTGGCCGATGATAGGACGGCTTCCCCGGGAAGTGGATTAAACAAGCCCATAGGGAGACGATGCCCCCTCACTACCCGCTCCTCCCTCAATGCTCATCGCCAGACCTTATTCAGCGTCGGCGGAGCACTCAGGGCAGGCGCAGGGGACACCCTTCGGACCCGATGAGTTTTCAAGCCCCGACGCGCCATGTTGATGTCTTCTACGATGAATCGGGCTAACTTATTTAAGCCGGCTTCGCCTCGGAATTCGCTTCTAATCAAACCGACAACTGCAAAGCTTTCTCCGTCCGCCCCCCGACTAAGAGCGAAGCGGTTCCGTCTGCGCTTGTGGTGCACTCAATGGTGCAACCAGGCAGCAGTTCGCGCAGGGCTTTCTCTATGTCGACCTTCGTCAACCTATCCATTTTGCCGCCCCGCCGATATTAGGCGTCAAGAATATTCCAGCTTTTATTTATGTAAATAGTGGCTCAATGCCCCTAAAACAAAGCTTTCTCGCTAACCGTCTAGGCTTAAAAATAAAGGTATCGGGACGTCTCATATTTGATACATCGCTGCATCTGATTTCGCTTCAACACTGCGAACTAAGAGAGATGCGGCTGAAGCGAATAGCTGTTCCTAATTGCAGGCCGACCGGCCTGACGGTGGCGTCCGCTCCGGTCGTTCCCTTTCACTTCGATGTAGAAACACTTCTAGCGTAGGCCTGACACGCTGCCAGGGCAATTAGCCCCCGGTCGCCGGCATCGGTGATGCCGACAATTCGTTGAGCATGCGCTGGGTCAAGTTGGGCGCGTGGGGCTCCATGAACCACGCGGCCGGTGCCGGCGGTGGCTGGCACTTCACAATTACCGGCGGTATCGGTTGCGTCGAGTAGGACTGACAGCCGGACATCAGCAGTAGCGAGGCGATCACGCAGGCGATCCTGGTCACGTTGGGCATCGGTAAGGACTCGGTAGTGGGTTTGCTCGCTGACGGCTAGCCGCTGTTCCAGGGCCAGACGCTTGTCTTGTTCGGCACGCTGCTGCGCGGCCGAAGCCTGAGCGATTTGCTTGAGGGTTTCGGTGTGGAGCCGGGCTTGTTTTTCGAGCTGCAGACCATATCGCCAGCCCTGGACCGTCCAGGCGACGGCCGCCGAAGCGGCGACCAAAGCGCACAGTAGAAGCCCGGCGACCAGCACGCGGTATTGCAGCGGGATCAGGTCGACGAGACGCATAGCACCGCCCTCGCCCGCTCCCATAGCTGCAGCCGATCCTGCAGGCCGTTGAGTCCACCGTTGATTTTCCGGGTGATCGTGTCGAACTCATCACGGTCAGCCAGCACGTTCAGCTCTCTGACCCACCAGAACCATGCAGCCGACTCGGCCGCCCATTGGGGCAGCTCCAGCAGTTCGGGCGTGCGCAACAGACGCTCGTCACCGAACAGCGCCAAGCTGCAGCGTAGGTAATTGTGGGTACCGGTAATCTGGATTAAGCCGCGACCACGATAGCGCTGGCCATCTCCGTCGGGCTCGGGGGTGTTGCCGAGTTTCAAAGCCAGCGAACCGGTATCGTATTTGCTGAGGTATTGGTCGCCGCCCAGCTCGCGCACGTACTGCAGTTGGCCGGACTCATGCCCAACTTGGGCTAGGAATGCCGCCTGCCGTTTTGGAGTATCGATCTGTCGGTGGACCATGGCGGCATTCAGGGCCGAAACAAAAACGCCCGCTTGGCGGCGGGCGTTGGGCATGATCCGTTGTAATTGCTGCTCGGTGATTGACATGGGGGCTCCAAAAAAAACCCGCTCGATGGCGGGTTGCGGTTGTTTTTGAGGGTGGCGCTGAGTACGTCTATAGCTGGACGACCTTGACCGGCTTGGCTTCCTTCTTCTTTTTCTTACCCTTGGCGTTGGCCTTGCCCTTCCTGCCGCCGTTGCACTCGACGGTTGTGGTCCAGCCACTGGACGTGAACAACTGCTCCACCGCCTCAGCCAGGTATTCGCCGTCAAGCCCGGGCTTGATGTCCTGGACAATGATCGAGCGCTCGGCAAACACATCGGTACGGCCTGCCATTTCCAGGCGAACCCCGGCGGTGCTGCGATTGAACGCAGCCAGGCGCGCCTTGGCGGCCTGCTCGGCGGCTGACTTGTTGGGATAAATATGCCGGTCGGTATGGACCGCTGGCAGGCCGTTCGGCAAGTCCTCGTTGTCCAGCTCGACCACCTTAAGCGCGCCGGATTTTTTGTCCTGGTGCTTGGTGCGTACGGCCTTTTGCGTATTTCGGTCGCCCAGACGGAATTGATAGCGGCTCAGATCCGAGCGCTTCAAAACCACAGGGCTCAGGTTCTTGCCGCTGGCGGTCTGACCGCCTTGCCGAGGCATGACCAACAGCTTGCCGTCGGCCAGCTTGGCCGTGCAGTCATACTGTTTGGCAAGGCGGGTGATGAAGTTGTAATCCGATTCGTTGAGTTGGTCGACTCGAGGCACCTTGGTTTGCACCGGGCACACCGGCTGCCAACCATTGCGGGCGGCCACGTCGCGGACAATCTGCTGCAGGGGCACGTTTTCCCAGGAGCCGCTGCGCACGGTCTTGCCGCTGCCGCGCATATCACTGGCTTTACCCCGAATCACCAACGTGTCAGGCGGCCCCGACAACTCGACCTCGTCGACGGTGTACCGCCCCAGACGGGTCAGGGCCTGGCCGGTATATCCCAGGTAAACCTCGATACCCGCCCCCCGCGTGGGCAGCGCAACCGCTTGATCGCGATCATCGATCCGCAACTCGAAGTCGTCCGAATCCATGCCCGGCTTATCCGAGGTGCGCAGACTCAATAACCGATCATTGATCAACGCGGTGATGTCCCTGCCGTCCGCAACGATGCGATAGGTCGGCTTCATGGTGACACTCCAGAAAAGAGAAACCCCGCACGGGGCGGGGCTTGTAAGGTGTGACGGTGCGGGTTAATCCCACAGTTGGATATCCTCCAGCGTCTGCGCCGGCAGATCCGGCAGCACGATGATCACCCCAGCGCGAAACGGTTGAGGCTCATCGGCCAGGCCTTGATTGGCGGCAAGCACGGCCTCCACCGTGCCATTCAGATGGCCGTAGTAGTGATGACAGATGGTGTCCAACAGATCCCCGTCAGACGTTCTGCAGGTCGTCGCCATAGCTCACAAACTCCAGTGAAAAGGATTGCTTCCGTGGGATGCCACCGGCGAGCAGATGGCTTTGTTCTTCCTCGATGTTGAGCAAGCACCAGGTACCCAGCACTTCGCCGTAGCCGGTGGTCAGGTTCACCGGCTGCAGACGGCCGCCGATGGTGCGCAGGGTATCCAGCTGTTTGAGCCCTCCTTTGAACCCAGGGAAAATCGCCCCCTTGAGGGTGATCTTGTCCTCTCCCTGGCCGACCGCCTGCTGGGCAATGCTGCGCGTCAGGCGCTCCTGGCCAGCCCAGCGGAACGATGTCTGCCGACTTAGTTCCTCGAACGCCGCTGTGTCCAGGTTGAAGTAGTACGGCTGGGCGTTCGGCTCCAGCGGCTGCATGATCAGCAGGTGCGGGAAGGGTTTCACCGCTTCTGCAGCTGGGGTCAGCTGCGGAGTGAATGCTCCCGTGGGCATGATGTTGCTCAGCGAAGGACTCACCTGTCCGGCAATGCGGTTGATCGCCGCGCCCGCCTTCCCCGTCTGTTCCTTGAGCGAGCCCAGCCGTTCCTGCACTTGGCTAGCGGCGTTAACGGCCTGATTGTATTTGGCCGCCACCTGCCCAACGGCGGACTGTGCCGCGTTGATGGCTCGCATGGTCCGCTGGACCTTGGCGCCGATGGCTGGACCGATGAAGGGCACGCCCTCCAGCTCCGAGGCGGCGCCGGTCATGTCGCTGATGGCGCCGTTGAGCGGCCCCAGCATGCCGTCAAGGCTGGTACGGCCAGACTCCCCCGCCGCAAGCAGCGATTTCAGCGCCGATTGCATTTGCTCCATGTAAGCCATGGCATCTCCTTAAACGTGCGGCGCATCGAACAATTGATTTGATGATTGGCGGGCCAGCGTCTCGCGAGAGAACGCCTCCATGAGCTGACGCAAGTGTGGCTCCAGTTCCCGAGCCAGTTGCGCGGGGTCCTTCACATCGCCTTGAACGGTGATGGAGACATTCGGTGCGAAGCTAAAAGCCTGCTCAACCTTTGGCGGCACGGACGGTGTGGGCTCAGCTGGCTTGGCGATCTCGGCAGGCTTGGCCTCTTCAGCTTTGGCCTCACTGCCGAACCAGGACTTGCCCAAGAAGCTGCCGATACTCTCCCCACCCAAGCCGCCCAAAGCGGCGCCGATTGCGCCGCCAATGGCTGTACCGATGATTGGCACGACCGAACCGATAGCGGCCCCTGCTGCACCGCCGGCTAGAGCACCCGAAAAACCTCCCGCAGCCCCGCCATAGCCCTCGGCTTTTTCGTCCTGGGTTGTGGCGTTGAGCGCGGTATCAATGACACCCACCCCGGCATCCAGAACCGAACCGCCAGGAATACGCTTGGTGGCTCGGGTGACACCTCTGAGCGAGTGAACTGCCCGGCTAAGCGAACCACTGGGCACCGCCTCCGCCACAGCGGCCATGGGTACAGCCGCCAGAAGGCCAGCCTTTGGCATCATCGACGCGGCGGCGGGCATTGGTACTGCCGGGACGCTGGGCGCCCTGGCGGGTACCCGCCGACGCGAGGTTGTCCCAATACCCGTACGTCGACCACGTCGCCCACGCTGACGCCTGCCTGCACCACTTCCAGGGCCTGCACCTGGGCCGGAGCCCGCCCGGCCTATTGCATCGGCATTGACGACAAAAACACGCTGCGGCTCATTGCTGATTCCTGCTGCTGGATCGGTGCCAGCGCCCATCAACTTGCCGAGAACACCCAGGCCCCTATCCACTGTCTTGTTACCGGTTTTCGGAGCCTTGGCGACTGCATCACCGAGGGCACCAGCACCACGCTCCATCGCCCGACCGCGACTGATGTTGTACAAGCCCTTACCAATCTTGACGGCGCTGGCTGCCGTCTTGAGCGCAATCAACCCAGCGGTGATGCCGGCGATACCGAGCACCACCGGTTGTGCGCCATCCGACAGTTTCGTTAACCCACGAACAATCGAAGTGAGGCCCTGTGCGACTGCATCGGTTGCTGGGCGGATGGCGTCACCGATGCTACGCATCCCATCGCTGACCGCCTGGCCCAGCTCGTCCCACATCTGTTTCGAGGTTTCGCGCCGCTCGGCCAGGTTCTTGTCCAGGATCCCGCCGGAGGATTGCGAGTCCTTCTTCAGTTGCTCGTACAGCTGCTTATTTTGCGAATAGGCCGTGAGTGCTGCCTTGACCTGCATGTCGGCGAACAGATCACCGGTTCGCAGGGACTTCTCCAGCGCATCAAGTGCAGCCTTGGCTTTCTCCGGATCAGCCTCCTTGCTGATCTTTGCCTGGGCCTCGGCCATCTTTGCGGCTTTGGCCGGGTCGGTGGCCTGGATATATTTCATGGCCAGGGCAAAGCTGGACTCCAGGGTCGACATGCCCTTTTGAATGCCTGTATTGAGCGAGGCCTGATAATCGATGCCAGCGTCCTTGTACGCCTTGACCACATCGCTCGAACCGATCTTCTCCATCCAGTTCTTGAGGTTGTTGGCCGCCTCGTCCGAACCACCGGCAGTTTTCATCTGGACCTGAAGCATTGCGCCCAAGGAGCTGACAGCGTCCATGCCAGTGCTGCCATTCTTTTCCATGGTGGCCAGCAGTTGAGGAAACCACCGGGCCATGTCGCTGGCCTCAAAGCTACCCGCCTGCCCCTGGAAGGCGATGGCCTCCAGCGCCTGCTGCATCACCTTGGGGTCATTGATCTTGGCGTTTTGTTGCAGCGCCATGATCATGCTGGCCGTGTCGACGCCCGACGCGCCCTGGCCGATGGCGAACTTGGCCGCCGTCGGCGCGTAGGCCATGGCTTGCTTGAGGTCCATACCGGCACCGACCAGCTGATTCACCAGATCCGCCACATCGTTTCGAGCCATGCCCGTATCGCGTGAGGTCTGGATTACCGTCTGGTTAAGCTGTGCCTCCTGTGGTTTGCTGACCACGTCGGCCTTGATGGCGATGTCGCGGATAATCGCTTGATAGTCTGCGCTGATCTTCGTGGGGATCGCGGCAAGGCCAGTGGCAACGACGCCTTGACCAATGCTCGACGTAAGCCCTTTCTTGCCGGCATCAAGCTGTTGATGCCCTTTGAGCTGCAGATCGGCAGCCTTGGCGGCTTGGCCGAGCCTCTGGTATTCCTGGCCCAACCGGCCCACCTGAACACCCTGCTTGCGCAGGGCATCAAGGTTGCCGTTGAGCTTGCGCAACAGGCCGTCCGCCGAGGCAGCGCCCGTTTCGTGCGCCCGCTTCCATTCATCACGCAGACGGATGGTTTCGCCTATGGTGCTCTTGAGCACCTTGGCCTTGTTGCCTTTGTCCTCCAGCTTTTTGATATGCCCTTCAACCGTGCGAAAGGCAGACCCCACCGTCGAACTGACGGCGCCGCCAATCACCAGCGATAACGCCAGCTTGCTTGCCATCGACTACCCCTTGTTCAATCCGAGAGCCACCAGACCATGTCGGAGAACGGCATGGTCTGGATTTCTTCAGAGGAAAAATTCAGCTCGGCGGCTAAGCGCTTAGCGAGTTGCTTCTGCACTGCCTGGGTGAAGTTCATCTTCTTGCACCAGACGAAAATAACCGGCCTGCAAGCGGGCGTAGTCCTTCAGGGCCATGCCGTCCAGATCCTTGGTGCCCACCTCGGCCAGCGAAGCGAACAGGTTCAAATCCTGTTGTTCCTCATCGTTGGGCGCGGTTTGCCGGGCCACACGAAGGTCACGCACGGTCGGTGCTCGCAGGCTCAGCGTATCAACACGCACGCCATTGGCCTCGACTGGGACGGTCAGTTTCACGGTGACGCGGTCAGCGGCCAGAGTCATCCAGCTTGGAGTTTCAGTATTGTTCATGGTGATGTTTCCTTGAATTCAAGAGAGGGGATCAGACGCCCAGGGCCGAGCGTTGGGCAGCGAGTTGGTCAACGCCGTTGATTACTCGGCGCATACCGATAGGGTCGATCTCGTAGACGGTTCGGCCGTCCACTTCGAGCTTGTAATAGGTCAGCCCGACGGCATGTTTGATCTCGGCCTTATCACCCGCTTTCCAGTCGCCCATGTCGACCTCTTTCAACGTGCCGCGCAGGGTGACGATGACCGGCGTGACCTTGCCTTTGAGCCCTTTGTAAGCCCCCCGGAACGTGCCGTTGAACGACGTCCCGTCAGCCAAGCCAAAGAACTTCAACGACTCACGGCGCACGCCCGTGGTGGTAAAGTTCGCCTCCTGCTTTTCCATGCCCATGTCCAGTTCGACCGGCGCGTCCATGCCGCCGCCGCGATGTTCTTCCATCTTGAGCGTGAGCTTGGGCAGCGTCAGGCTCGGCACGTCGCCCTGGAAGCTGACGCCGTCGACGAACAAGTTCAGGTTCGCCAGGGTTTCGGGAATCATTGCCATTGAGGTCGCTCCTTAAGCGGCGGTGTCGAGGACTTCGGTCAGCCATTGGTTGGTGACCTCTACGCGGAAGTTGGGGTTTTCTGCCGGCGGAACATCGGTAAAGCGGATGTTCCAGTACACCTTGCCCTGTTCCAGCTGACTGGCCGTGTTCAACTCAGGATCGGCGAACACCTCGTAGTTGATGATTGCGCCTTGGGCTTTGAGGTCGCGCATGAAGGCTTGCAGCCCTTCGGTTACGTCCTTGATGTAGGTCGCGGTGATGGAACGGTCGACCGCCCATTTATGGCCGTAGAGGATCGCATCCATGACAATGTCCATCGTTCGCACGCGAGTCACGAAGGCCCACTTCGGATCGCTCGACAGGGTGCGATTGCCCCACAGGCGGTAGCCATCGTCGCGGATGATCGTGGTGATCTTGGCGTTGTTGAGCAGGTTGGCCCGGCAGGTTTCGTCCCCATCCAAAAACTCAATCGGGCGCGAGGTGCCGGTGATGCCGACAAACTCCTTGTTCGAAGGCGAAGCCCAGAAGCCATATTCCCTGTCGGTCCAGGCGAACAAACCCGCCACCCAGGCAGAGCCCGGCGCATCGACCGTGGCGTCCGCCGTGGTGTCCCAATACTGCACACCTGGGTCAACCAGAAACGCCCGCTTGGCGCCAAAGTTCTCGGCGTACGCCATGACGGCCTCATCGGTGGTGTTCGGGCCATCAAGGATGGCCAGCCCCCGCAGTTTGTCAGCCAGCGCAACCAGGGCAGTGCCAACCGCCAGCGTTGAGCTGTGTTTGGGCGTCACCAACAGCCGCGGCTGCGCGTTGAACCGACTCTTACCGTCCAGCAGCGCTTGCAGGCCGGTACGCTTACCGTTGGCCTGCACCCCCCCGATGATGGCCGAGGTCTGTTCAGCGGGATCCGCAATCTTGGCCACGCCGCACGCGACGATCACCGCCTTGGCTCGGGTGTAGATGGCCTGGCAGGCTTTGGTCATTGCCGAGTCAGGACCGAAGGCGGCCACTGCTTCGCGCTCATTGGTGATCATCACCAGGTCATTCGGCTGCGCGGTGTAGGTCGGCGCCGGCACGAAGGTATCAACCAGTCCGATGATCGAGGACGACGGTAGCGCAATGACGCGGGCACCGGTGTCAACGTTCGTGACGGTCACGCCATGAAAGAAGCTCATAGATTCTCCAGATACGAAAAAGCCCCGCGGTGCGGGGCTTTGTTTGTGGTGAAGCGGAAAAGAAAACGCCCCGTCAGTGCGGGGCGTTTAATTGGGCTGTGTCGGACTCGGATCCGACACGCTTGGCGGAACCGAATCAGGCCAGCCCTCGGTCAGCATTTCATCGCGGAAGTCTCCAGCCTCAATTGCGAGCAGCAACGCCCGCTCACGGTCAAAGCAGGCTTGGACATGCGCCCGCACCGCCCTGGCAATTGTCAGGATTTGCGCCGAGCCGATCTCAACGAAGCCTGTAACAGTTTTGAAATTGCAGCGATATTCAGGATCGAGAACAGCGGATAACCCAGTACTGGCAATTAGCGCCTGGCTGTCGCGGGTGGTTTCGATAAGCAAACCGTCCACCTCAATACCTACCGCCTCTCGCTTGTAACGCTCAGCGGCCACGATAGCGCCGTAATCAGGCGGAACTACCGGCAGCGGTCGCTTTACAACGGTGCCATCAACCAAACACCAAATTCCGTCGGTCTCCTTTATGGTTGAAAGCCATAACTCCTCCGGCAGCTCAATGGCATCGCTCGGAATGGCGTGATTGACACGAGAATCAAATCTTCCAGAGAGTTCGCCAGCGTCGTTAAACAATACGTATTTCATAACCACCTCATCGCCCTAGCGCCAGATAGCAATACTGCGCTGGCCCTGGCCCCAAATTTCTTACAACCACGCCTGTTGTAGAAACGTCCCTCACCTGCCCCACATAATTGTCATTTAGAGGCTGATCATTCCCCGCATTCGCATAAGTCAAAAGAACCAATGGATTGATATTGAATGCAATCGGGAGCGTATGCCGCAAATTGGCACCGGAGGAAATAACCGCTGTAATACCCCATTGCAGGATGAACCCGCCTAACCAACTCGGGAAAACGATATAGCTAATCGAGCTGTAACCGCCCAAGCTCATCGAAAATCCCCAACGGAGTTTTTTAGGCGTGATCATCGTGGCGTCGTCCGAGCCGGCATCAGTCTGTGCCTGCGTCGCGATCTTGGCCGTACCAAGCTTGATTTCCGTAGCCTGCGTCGACAAATTCGCGAGCGCGGCGATGTCGATGTTCCCCTGATTAATAGGCGCGTTCCACGCCTTGATGCACCATATGACTGCCAGGTTGCGCGGACGAGTTTCCGGGCCGAACCTAGCCGCTACTGGCCCTTGAACCAGGGACGTAGTAGTTGCTGGCAAAACGCTCGTGCCGGCAGCTCTGTATGTTGCGTTTAGATTGTTGGTAGCGCTCCCGACCACGTTGCCGCTTACCGGCGCCGCAATCGAGCCAGCCTCGGAGGATAGTACAGCGTGATAGTGATCACGCAATGCATCGCTTTGAGAGCTACCAACACCACGATCCGGATCTACGCCGCGCCCATGATCCCACCCCCGCAAGAACTCGCCGCGCGAATCCGGTAAGCGGAAATTGCCGGCACCCTCGTCGCCCTTGTTGAAGGCCGTGCCGAGAAAAGCCGCCAGATCGGGATAGACCGCAATGCTTTTGACGCCGCCGTCCAGCTCCAGAAAGCCCGGCGCGACCTTGTCCAGTGGAAACGCCACCGTGGCACCGACCGGCAAGGCCGAAGCCTGCGCGATCATCGATTCGATTTCTGCCTTGGTGTAACTGTCTTTGATTCCGAGGCCGGCCAACGTGTCCGGGTTATCTCCAGAAGTCACGACGCCTCGATTGTTCACCTTGACCCTTGTGAATTCACCGGGTGTTTTATCCGTCGGCAGCACGTTTTTGACCGAGTCATCAACATACTGCCGGGTTGCCAATACCACCGAGGGGTCAATCTTCAACTGAATGTTCGAAGTGCCATTGGTGATGATGTGCATCCGCACCACCTGGTTACGGCCAGAGTTCTGCTCAAGCAATGGCTTATAGCTGGGCGCCACGTTGGAGACTGCGCAGAACACACCGTCTTTGTCCTCGAGCGCCAGTTCTCGGATCCACCAGCCGCCCACGTCTGGCGGCAACACTAGCTCCGCGATCAGGACATTAGCGTCCTTCTCCGAAACCCGCAGCTGATTAAGCTGGGCTCGATAAACCTGATTGATCAGTTTGGTTTGGGAAGGGTTTGGCACTGGATCAGTGCCATTCGCGTCCCCGATCAGCATGTACTTGGGTTCCCAGGGAATACCCAAAGCATCACAATTAGTTTTTTTGTTGGCACCCAACGTGGTCAGCATGCCGCCAAAAATGGTGTTCTTATCAACCATAAGGGTAGGTGTCCAATTCATCGATTATGTAATGGCCGACGCCGCTGTACCCGTGCACATCGACATCAATGTCGGGATTGCTCCAGGGGTAAACATCGATCTCATCGCCGTCATAAACGGCAAACCCTACGAAGGCGTCGAGTCGAGTTTCTAAAACGATGTCCAGGCCGGATAAATGGCGGCTGACCGGTCGGGCGTCATCAATCAGCCATATCAATTCCTGATAGGTTTCTTCGCTGATCCCTTCATCAGAGACGCCGATCTTTAAGGCGAACGTACCCGGCACGCCCATGGGTTGCGTCTTGAACCACTCGACCACCTCAATGAGATAGCCGAACGGTTCCACCACGCGGCGCAAGGCCCCGATGGTGCCTTTATGGGCATGGACAAAGAACGAAGAACGAATCACCGACCGTTTGATTTCCTCCGGCCAAGTCTCGTCCCAGCGATCCACCGACCAAGCCCAAGCCAGTTGGTAAAGCAGGTGCGCCGGACAAGTGTCCGGGTTGTACAGCGTTCTGAGCGGTACCTCTGTGGTTTCATCGATAGCCGCTTCGATTGCCCGTTCAAGCTGGGTACTGTTGAGCGGTAGCAAGCTTTTCATCAGCCACCCCGCGTTACGCTAAAGCCCGAACACCACGCCGCTTGAGCCTTCGAGGGTCGGATATCCTCCCACCCAGGGATCTCTACACGAGCCACGCCGCTGACATGGACCTGCGCATCAATGGCTGAACGAGCCACCTCCACCCCCAAGCGGCGGCGTGGATTGAGCCAGGCTTGCAGGCGCGCCTTGCACTCCGCCAACGCCGCCTCGTTTTCCGGTCCAGTACCGGCCATGTACACAACAGCATCGATTCGATAAGGCAGGATCTCAGCGCCCTGCACCGTCAGCCGGTCAGCAACCGGCCGCCGGTCATCATCGCTAAGGTAGGTTTCGACCTCGGCTAATAGCTCGGGGCTGGCCGTGCCGTCGCCTTCAAGGGACAGCACCGTCACTACCACCTCCGCAGGCGCCGGGCTTTCGGCCGTGGCATCTGCCACCAGGCCCGAAGCGTTTCGTGCGTGCAGGATGTAGCTGTTTCGGGGGCCGGCCGTGGTCAGCCCTTCGTATACCAGCTGGACCCGCTCGCGCAGGGCGTCGTCCTCCTCCATCACCGCCGACACGGGCGGAACGGCGGAGAGATCCTCGGCTTGAACAACCAAGCGTTTAAGCCCTACGTTGGCCGCCAGATGGTCAAGGTCGGCCCGCTTTGCAAAAGCCAGCAGCAATGCTTTACCAGCATCGTTGACCCGCGCCCGGTTCTGCATGCGTCGATAAGCACCCAGCTCCAGTAGCTTCGTCACCGGATCGCTTTCAAGAAGCGCCGTCCAGTTATTGCCCATGTATTCGCGAAACGCCGACAGCTCCCCTTGATAGAGTTCTTCGAAATCCAGGCTTTCCAACACTTGCGGCGCTGGCAGCGCCGAAAGGTCGATAGTGCTCATACGTTCACCTCCAGCACTACGCCGTCGCCCATATATGATCCCGTCAGCTGCAGGGTGATTTGGCCATCCACCACCGCAGTGACCCGCACGCGCTCCAACTTCAAACGGGGCTCCCAACGCCCCAGGGCGCGGGCGACTTCGGCCTGCACCGCGCTTTTCCAGCCCTCGTTCACCGGCAGGTCGACGTAACGGCGCGAATGGCTGCCGTACTCCGGACGCATGCGGCGACTGCCTACCGGCGTGCTGAGAATGTCTTCCACGGACTGCCGCAGATGCGCCGAACCTGACAGCGGCTGCCCCGTACGACGGTCCATTCCGATCATGGTGTTTACTCAGTCAGCGGTTGCAGATCCGGGTGGGCCTTCAAGAAGGCGTATTGCTCATCCCCGCACGCTGTCACCTGACCGGCGACCACCGGTACCGGCTGGCCGTCGGGCATGATGAGAGTGCGTGAGGTGAATCGCGTGTCGCGAAACACCCGCGCCGGGCCGATGCTTGAGGGCGGCTCGGCTGGTGCAGGCCCAGGCATTGCCGCTTCGGCAGTTGTTCGCTCATGCTCTGTTCGTACTTTGCTCATATGGACTACTCCAGAAATGCAAAAACCCGCACGCGGCGGGTTGTGGGTAAACGACAGGGTCAGTGTTTGTGGTTCGGGGTGTTGCCTGCGGTGTCGATGATTTTGCCGCCGCCGTTAATGTCGCCCGTGACCCGTAACGGACCGTCGATCAGCACATTGCCGGTCAAGGTGATATCGCCCGCTATGGCGTTGATCGCGCTGTCAGTGACCAGTACTTCGGTACCGCCAACCTTGATGGTGACGGTGCCGCTTGGCACAGTGATGCTGTAGGAGCTGGCCTGCCAGTCATAGAGCAGCGAGCCACCATCATCGAAGCGCCATACCTCAACGTGATCGCGATTGTCCGGAGGTGCGCCAGCACTGCCATACAGGCCGGGAATGAAGGTACCCTGGGCCACTTCGCCACTCGCACTTACCAGAGTTCCCTGCTCGCCCATGCTAGGCGCTCGCCAATGACGAGCTTTGCCAGCAGCGATGCTGTGCCAACGTACCCAGGCACTGACCCATTCCCCATCCGACACTCGACATACCGGCGGCGAAGCGGCCAAATCAACCGCCACCACATAGCAATCCTTGACCAAACCGGCCAGCATGCGGTCATGCTGCGCGCTTGCGTAGGTCATGCCATCTCCTCCGGAGGCAGGTAGCTGCCTTCGCTTCCAGGCCCCGTTTCAGAACCGAAGCCCCAGAGCAGGGAGCCGGGTGGCTGATTGGGCCAGGGCCACTCTTCTTCACCCAGGTAAACAGTCTGCGTCCATTCGACGACCCAGACCGCATAGCCATCCAACTCGGGGCGGGTCCAGTCTTGGGCTGCCCGAACAAACTCTGCAGGTTCAACCTCCAGCCCCCATGTCTGGATCCGCAACAGCACAGCCATTTGTGCGGCGGCAAATGCCGCCTTCTGCTGGCATTCGGCATCCTCACCGCCAACGATGAACCGCACCTCCAAGCGCGCTACCAGCGCCGTCTCTCCTGTTCCAGGATCCCGGCCGGGCTCCAGCTCGACCAACTCAATAACCGCAGCAGGCAAGTCAATATGATCGGCCATATAGGGCATGGTCCGCACGCAGGCCAATCCGGGGATCGCTTGGTCGATATGAGCCTCAACGGCCTCATACAAAAGCTCAAGACTGAAGTCAGACATGGCCAGATCCTCGCAGATACTTCTGCAGTTCAAAGTTCAGTTGCTGCTCCAGGATCTCAAGCAGGCGCTGGTGAGCGCGATGGGTCCATGATTCGAAGTGAGGCCGGACGTCCTCCAGTGAAATCTTGGCTTTTGCCAAGGGGTAGCGACTGCCGTTCTCTGCAATCCAGCCCGAGCTAGGCCCTGTTCCGCCGGACAATTCACTGTCGGGGTAATCACTGGCCTTGAAGTGCTTGCTCGCCGTGCGAATCCAGATATCTGCTCGACCACCGTAGACCCTCTTGAAAAACGCCCCCTGATACCGGCGTCCAGCCACCGACACACCCGACCGCGATTGCCTTGGTCTCCCAGCCCGGCTGGCCTCAATTGCGTTGATACCGAACCAGAGCTTGCCCTGACCATTGCCTGAGAGCGGGTAGGCTCGTAGGCGCTGCCGCACAGCAGAGACCGCAATGCGCTCCTGTCGGCTGACGGTGCGAGCAATGTGGGTGCGCAACCATCGCAGGGTTTTGTTGATCGCCCGACGCTGGGCTGCAATGGCAGCTTTGGGGACCAACGCAGCGAAGTCGGCGAACGCTTTCAAATCTGATCGATCCGGCTGCAACGTGATCATGCCGCTGCTGGCCGACTGCTTGTAGTGGCTGCCGACGCTCATGGCGATTTCCTCAATACCAACGTCACCAGGCCATCGCCTCCGGGTTCCGGCCTGACGATGACGTAATTTCCACCACCGTCGTGCACCGGCAGATCAACCACGACCTGCTGCCGTTCGCTGACGCCCTCGGCGTCCGCTACCCGAATGACCAGGTGCGGCTCGCGAAGGCCGGTGTTAATCCGGCCAAGTTTGGGTTGTAACCAGGGAGCGGAGAACATGCCCAGGACTGGGCGGCCTTCGATCAGCACCGGGTCACCGAGGACATCGAATACCGTGTTGTCCAGGTCGCCGACCAGTTCGCGAAAGCTCACGATCAGAGTTCCAGCAGGACTTGCGCACGTGGCCTTGCGCACAGATGCAGCGGGTTGGACTGCGCTTCGCCGGCCACCCCCTTGTTGAACGGCAACGGCTCCAGCTTGCTGTAGTACGGAATACCCTGGGTATTGACCGTTTCCATGTAGTCAGCCGGTGCGAACACCGAGATGTACAGGTCCGGCACGCCTTCAGGCACCAGCAGCGCCTTGTCGTCGTGGACGAAGGCCACACCGGCCACCTTGCCTCGGTAGCGCTCCCAGACGATGCCGCCGAACTCAAAACTCTCCCGAGCGTCACCGCGCAATGCCGCCGCTTGCTGCGTGGCGATGTAGGTTTCCTTGACCGACTTGTGAACGATCAGCTTGTTCCAGAAATTCTTACCACAGAAGGCGCGGGAGCCGGTGCTGGTGACGCTGCCCAGCGCATCCTCCTGCATGTCCAGCGCCTCTCCGCACTTAACGCGCAACTCGGTGCTCGGGTCGTTCAGCCCCATGGACAGTTTTTGTCGGGACACTCCGAAGGTGGCGTACAGGTCCAACAGAGGTGTCGAACCGTCGGCGTCCAGAATCAGGCCGTTGAGCGCGCCCATGCGTTGGAATTCGTGTGTAGCGTCCAGCTGCCGGCGTGCTTTTGCCAGTCGGGTGTTCACCACGTCTTGTACTGCTTGCAACTCAGTGCGGGTGCCGAACGCTCGGATGCCCTGAATCTCGTCAGCCTTGATGGTAAAGCGTTCCGGCAGGTGCACGGTGTTGAAAGGAATCATCTTGCGTTTGCTGGCACCGACGACCAGACCCGACGTACCGCGCTCACCGGCTGGCACCAGCGCCAGGGTGTCGCCATCCTTCTCGATTTGCACTGTCAGGGTAGCAACGCCCTCTTCTTGAAACAGGCCGAGGCTGCTGATACGGCCCGGTAGATAGGGTTGTTCGTTGATTGCGGCGGTGAGCGCCGGTACGGCAAACGCTTCGTCGTCAAAAATGGCGATATCGGCCATGGGTACACTCCAGAAATGAAAAAACCCGCTTTGAGCGGGCTTGGAAACGAGGGAGATCGACTCAGCGGACGATCAAGAAATGCGCGGCCAGGGCTTTTTCAGCATCCGGGTCGAGGCCGGTCAGGTGGACTTCGCTCACCTCAGCCAGGCGCACCACGGCACGGGCTCGACGTACCACGTCGGATTCGCCAAGCGGGCCGAAGAGGATCGCCACGGCGGTTTGTGTGCCGTCTTCAGCTGTCGGGTCGTAAGGGGCGAACTCGCCCGTGGCAGTGATCAGCCCGAGTACTTGCCCTGGATTCAAGGCTGGGCCTGCCGCGACGTTGATCGCTTCACGCGAGATGTTCCCGGCCCCCTCGGACAGGAGGAATTCTCCGGCGTGCATCGGTTCCAGTTTGATGGTCATGGTCTTGCTCCTTTCGAGGTATTAGCGCTACCTGACTGCGCCGCCTGACGGGCTGCCCAGATAGAGGTGGGGTCGGGTTGTTTGGCCTGGACCTTCGGGGCCGGATCTGCGTTGAGCGGTAGGCTGTTATCGATCTCGAAGCCTTTGCCGCTGCCAACCAGCTTGTCGAACAGACGCGCTCGAACCGAGGCGGCATCCAAACCGGCCGCGACGTATTCGGCGCTGAACTCAGGCAGTCGTGCGGCAATGCAGAGATCGTTTACAGCTTTGGCACGGGCCAAGCCTGCCAGGACGATGGCCTCGCTTTCCAGCTTGGTCGAGTTGAGCAGCGGCTCAATCAGGTTGCTGATGCCGTCCGCCGTACAACGCTGGGTGATCATCAGGGCCAGCTTGGCCGAGTTCGCCACAGGAGGATCCTGGGGCGGATCAATAGGTTCAGGCTCCAGCTCGATATCCGGTTCAGGTGGCTCGTCCAGTTGGGCAAGCAATTCAGCCGGGGCATGCTGGTAACGCTGCAGCACGGCGCCCTGCCCCAGACACGCCTTGACCTTCACCCCGTCGCCCACCTCATCGGCCAGCCCGAGGGCCACCGCTTCGTTGGCAGTCAGCCAGGTTTCAGCCGCCACCAGGCGCCGAAGCTCGGCTTCGTCGATGTCCGGCGCCTTGGCCTTGTAGGCCGCGATAATGGCCTCCATGGTTTGATCCAGGACGTCGGCCACTTTCCGGAAGTCTTCGGCGTCCCCTGCCGCGTAGGTCCATGGGTTGTGGATCATCAGCATGGCGTTGGAGGCGATGACCACGCGGTGGGCCCCGCAGACCGCGACACTGGCCGCGCTGGCTGCCAGGGCATCGACCCGGCCGGTACAACGCTCGCCCAAGCGGGACAACGCGTTGTGCATCGCCAGACCATCGAACAAATCGCCGCCGATGCTGTTGAATGCGGCGATAACCGGCGAAACGCCGTCGTCCATGGTGCGCAGATCCTGTACGAACTGATTGGCGGTGATGCCCCAGGTGCCAATCTCGCCGTAGACGAACACCTCGATAACCCGCTCCTCGGCTTCGCCGCTCTCCTGCATGGCGTACCAGGTCTTGTCCTGGACACTCACCCGCTGGCCGGCTCTGTTGTAAATGCGCGGAAGCGCTGGTTTGCTCATGGTTGCTCCTTGTCGTCAGTAACCTCGACGGCTTCGTGCGTGTTGTAGTTGAGGCCCAGCGCCTGGGCTCTGGCGTTGTCGGCTGCGTTTTCTGCATCGACGGTTTCGGCGTCGTAACCGGTGCGGGTGACCATTTCGCTGCGCGAGGCGAAGCCGGCCTGCACTTCCATCCGGCGGGCCTGCACGTCCTGGACGGGCTGGATGTAGGCCCAGCCTTGCGGCACCCAGCGTGTGCGCAGGTATTCGCGGCGCCGTTTGGCGTAGTCGTCCAACACCAAGGCACCGGACAGGACCGCCATGTCCATCCAGGCAGCACGGATCGGGCGGCAGAGCTGATGCACATACACGCCAAACTGCAGTTGTTCCAAGCGGCGCCGGAACTCGTTCAATACGACGCGCAACGCCCGGTCATTCACTTCACGCATGTCACCGGTGAGGATCTCGTATGGCGTGCCGGTGCCCGCCGCTGCTGCCATCAGTTGTTGGCGCATGAAGTCGGGATAGTTGTTGCCTGCGTCCGGCGGCTTGGAGAACTCAACCTCCTCACCCGGCCCCAGCTCCTGCATGGTGCCGGGCTCCAGCGCGACCATGGGCGTGAAGCCGTCACGGTCGAAGCTCAGCGGCTCACCGGTAACGGGATCCCTAGGCATGGGGCCAGAGTCCGGCGCCGGGCGGCTGATAAAACCGGCGAACAGGTTTGCTACTTCCTGCCGGAACAGCACTGCGTCGTCATAGTTATCCAGGCTACGCAGGCGTTTCAGTACAGGAGACAGACGCGGTACGCCGCGCAATTGCCCCGGCTCTACCGGTTCGAAGATGTGCAGCACCTGCGATGCCGGCACCCGCACCAACTGGTTGTAACCAGCGTTCAGCGATACGCCGTCGCGGGGGTGCGATAGGTACATCCAGTAGGCCACCCGCTTGCCATCCGGTGTGAACTCGATGCCAGCACGAATGGCGTTGCCGGTGCGCGTGGTCTCGAATTTGTCGTGGGGCACGAACTCCGGCGCGAGGATCTGCACTTGGAGCGGCACCGCCAGCCCCTCGTCAAGGCTGCGTGGTCGTAGGCGGACAAAGCACTCGCCGGAAGTCTCGACGGTTCGAGCGACCAGCGCCTGCTGCCCGTAGAAGTCGGTGCGCTCATCGGCGTCCGACTCATCCACCCAGTCATCCCATAGCAGCTGCAGCAGCTTGCGAAGCGCGTCGTCTTCAGTGTTCGGCCTGGGCGTGATGCCCGTGCCGATCAAGTTGCTGACTCGTTTGTCGATGACGTTGAAGGCATACGGGTCGTTGCGTACCGCTGCCCGCGACCGGCCGCGCAGGTTGCGCAGTGCCGGTGTGTTGATGCTGTTGATTCCGTTGTCGGGTGCATCCCAGCCAGTGGATCGGCGACCCTCTCCGGCGCCTTCGTAACTGGCCTTGATGTTCGACGGCAACAAGAATCCGCTACGGCTGAGCGTCGGATAGTGTCGGGCCATCAGACTCCTTTGCCTCCGTGATAAAGCCGAACTACGCGGGAGCGCGGCCCGGCCGAGTTGACCAGAGAGGTGCGGATCTCGTCGCGAGCCTTGATCAGCTCGTCGACGGTGCGGTACTCCACGGTGCGGTCGGTGTAGCGCACGACTTTCTCACCGCGAGCGATGGCCGCCTCAACCGCGTCGAGGTGCTTTTGTGTAAAGGACATATCAGCGTCTCTTCAGATAGCCGCTGGTGGAGCTGCGGCGTTGAGGGGGTGGTGCAGCGGGTCGCGGTTGAACCGCTTGAGCAACAGGCTGTGGTGCTGGTTGTGACATGGCCGCCGGAACCGACTGAGTGACTCGTTCACCCTGCACGGGCTTGATCCCCAGCGCGTCATCAAACAACCCAGATTGCGCCAGGGCCTGCCGGACCCGCTCCCAGTCGTGCTCCTTGTAGCGGTTGATGCCCAGGTAGTGCGCCATGGCAAGGCAGTACACCATCAGGTCGAGGGCTTCATTGCGCTCGGCCTTGCCCTTGACCCATTCGATGCGTTTGTGACCCCGCACGTAGCGGGCGACCTTACGTTCAGCTACGCACTGCGCGAAGAAGTCGTCCGGCAGGTCACTGGCAAAGTGCAACGCGCCCGGGCCGGACTCGAACGGGTAGCGGTTGTAGATCCAGTCTTTCGCCGTGTCGGTACCGACAAACCACAGCTCGGCGCCGTTGCGTTCGGTCTGGCCTTTCCAGGTCACGTCCACCATGGATGGTCGCTGAGCAATCACCGGCTTACCCGGCTTGCTCGCGCCCTTGATGGCGAATACGTTACGCCAGCGGCGCACGCGGCAGAACTGGTAGACCTCGTCGGTATGATGGCCGCCGGAGTCGACAGCCGTCGCCAGAATGCCCAGGCCAACACCGCACGGATGCCGGTACTTGGCCTTGAGCAACTCGTCCAGCGCAGCCCAGGTGCGGTCGTCAGCCGGGTCGCCTGCGACAATCTGATAGTCAATGACCCAACGCTCCATACCGCCGCCCCACCCCATCGCCATGAACTCCAGGCGGTTGGCCTGGACGTCGACGGCGCCGGTGATCATCAGCACGCCGGCCGGCATCGAGCCGAGGGTGAAGTTTTCCAGGCGTGCCCGGTGCATCAGGGTATCGGCCTTGGTTTGCTCCTGGGCGCTGTCCCATACCTTCGCCAAACGGGTGTTGTAGAACACCTGCATCGGTTCAAGGTCGCCCTTGGCCTGGGCTTTTTTGGCTTTCTCGAACTGCTTGGCGAGGGACTTCCAGTCCATCCAGCCGAGCGGTGAATACAAGGCGTTGAGGGTAAACCCCACCGTCTCGCCATCACCCTCGGCATGGGCGCGCCATTCGCCTTTGGCGAGCATCTCGGCCTTGTGGTACTCCTCGATCAGCACGTCACAATCAGGGCCTGCGCACTGGTAATGCACCACGCTGAAGTCCCGCGAGTAGTGCAGGCGTTCCCATTCCAGGGTCTGCATGTGCCCGCAGGAGGGGCACGGCACGTAGTAGTGACGTTGGTCGCTGCCCTCGAACAGGTCGGAGATCCGCGAGGCACCTTTGATGGTTGGAGAACTGGAGAAGTAGAACTTCGCATTGCGACCGAACGTACTACCCCGTGTTTCCGCCAGCTCGATGGGGTCACCCTCCTCGCCGATGTCCACTTCCCAGCGGTCGATCTCGTCGCCGTAGACGTAGCGCGCCGACAACTCTGAAAGATTGGCCGCCGAGCCGGCTGTGGTGACGTACAGCGAACCGCCTTCGAACTCCTTGGTGTCCATGGTGTTGCGTGAGTCTCGCGAGCGGCTGGAGGCCACCCGTTCGCGCAGTACCGGCGTGGCCTTGATGGTCTTGCCAATCCGCGAGGAGACCCGCTTCGCCAAGCCCAGGCTAGGCAGCAGAGTCAGGATGTTCGACGGCGCCATGTGGATCAGGCCGCCGATCCAGTTCAAGGCGATCTGGGTTTTCATCAACTGCGAGGCGACCATAGTCACCACGCGCTTGCAGGGGTGAGCCGGTGACAAGCAACGCATGGGTTCGCGGGCATACGGCGTACGCGACGTGCGGTACTGCCCGGGCTCGGCGGCGCCAGTATCACGCGGGATGCGCATGTATTCGTCGGCCCATACATCGATCCAGACATCCGGGTCGGGACGCAGCCCACGGAAATACGCCTCGCGGTACACCTCTGCACCGTCAGGAATTTCCGTGGGCATAGGCTCAACTCGTGTTCAGGGCGTGTTCAAGGTCCGCCGAGGACAAGCGTTCCGCGTCCTCCAGCGTGCGGCGCAAGGCCGCCGTCAGGTGTTTTTCGATTTCCCAGGGGTCGGTCATGACCGCCAGCTCCGGCGCCAGCTGTGGCGGCATGCCAAACAGCTGATCGCGCAGGAGGCGGCCAGCGTTGTAGGCACCCAATTTCACAGCGGGTAATGCGACCAGCGACCCCTTGGCTTTGTGCAGCTCGATTTCCGCGAGCTGGGCCAAGTTGTGCTCACGCAGTGCGCGAGCTTTCTGGAAGTCGGGTAGCTGCCCCGCAGGGGTGTTCGCGGGCGGCGGCGCAGCCGTGGGAGTCGGCTCAACCGAGGTTGAAAGCTGGCCGTACACGTCACGCTGAATCCGGTCCTGCTGGTGACGCTCGGCGACGGCGGCTTTGCTCGGGTCGGCAGTGTCGCGAATCAACGCTTCGCTGGCCTGAACATCGACCTGTTTGCCGTCGGCACTGAGCACCAGCCGGTTGTTGTTTTTCAACCAGGTGATGTAACTCGGTGCCCTGCCGATCCGGGCCGCAAAAGCGCTCTTCGACAGGTACTGTGGTTCTGTCATGAGCCCTCCTTTCAACGGCTTTTCAATGCAGACCTTTCAATTTCAACGGGTTGAATTTCAGTAAGCTGACAACCCTGCCGCTAACGCTTTCCCGCGGGTTTGCGACCCCGTGTCCCCTGAATGTTCCCAGGGTCCCCGGCGCCAAAATCACCCCTGCCCACCGCCAGTCGGCCGTGCCTCTGCTACACCGAGCCGCTTGGCGGCCCAGCGTTCGTAAAGCCCGATGGCTACATCGGCACCGGCCATCGCTGTGATGCTGCCCAGGCTCCCTGCTGTCCAGAGCGACATACCGGCGGCGATCATCAACATCATCGCTGACACCCCGCAGACAACGCAGGCCCCGGACCGCAGCGCCAACCGCCTCAACAAAGCCCAGCCCCGCGCTCCGTCCTTGTCCGCCCGCCACATCTCTCCCGATACGCCGCCCACCAAGGCCAGTACAATCACTAACCAAATCGGCATTTCTGCCAGCGCTTGCTGCTCATTTGTCATAAGATTTTTTCCTGATCATCTGTCTGTTTCAGTTCGATTGCGCGCTTTCAAATCACTGCTGAGTTTGTTACTCGGCACTTGTCTCTATGGAGGGTGTTATGACGGGTTTCGAGTCGGTAAGTCTTGCAGTTGCCGTAGTCGGTGTGTTGGTAGCACTGGTAGCTATTCCGACATTCGTGCTCATGTGGATACAGGCTACAAATGAGCAGAGGGATCACTTTAGAAAATTCTGGTCGAAGATAGGCGCGAAGGCCTACAGGGGCTGGGCTTACGTCTCCTGCTTCATCCTCGTCGCCTCGGGTGTTGAGAGGGTTACTGAGTTTGTCACCAGCTCTGCCCCGATTACTCGTCTCGACATTTTCCTATTGCTTCTGAATCTAATGAGCCTCACCGTTTTTTCGGTGGCATCACTGATAATGATCGTAGGGTTTCGCATGACCGATCTGAAGCAAAAGGCCCTCTTACAAAACAAACCTACCTAACGCAAAAACCCGGCTCAAGGGCCGGGTTTGGTGTGTGGTGCCTGCCGCTTTATGCGGTCGCACCTATCGAAGATGAGTACTTTTTACAGGTCGATTCCGGTGGCAGCAAGCCCGTTTTAATGCCACCCGGTGAATGTCTGGTGAACGCCTAGGCAATGTCGGCGAATATCTTTATTTCGGCTTCCAGCGCCTGGGGCGCTGTCCTTCCTGTCCCACTATTTAGGGTCGAAGTAGGACAGCTACAGGCGCCTAGAATCGGGGCCTGCCCCACTGTCCTACTTTATTTTCCCTTCTCTCCCGTAAAGAGATAAAGCTAAGAACACGCGTGCGCGCCATGGGCGCGTATGCGCTCCCGCTGCGCTCACACATGGGCGGGACGTGCGGGAAGGTTGGACAGTAGGACAGGCCAACAACAGCGCGGCCCGCGCCTGTCCAACTGCATCAAACAGCAGTGGGACAAGGCGAGCCGGTAGGACAGCCACGGACGCAAACGGGATCAAGCAGCGACCCCCATCAGCAGCCAATAGATGCACAAGTGCGCGTCATGCAGACGCTGGTAGTAGGTATCACGCCCGCAGCCGCAATGTGCATACTTCAAGCGCATGTCGCCGTCCTGGTTGCAGTAGTGCTCTCGCACAATTTGCACATGCAAAGGATCGAGGTGTTTGGTCACGATCAGCTCTATATCCAGCGAACCTTCCAACGGCGCACGAAACGCCCGCCGGCCTCGAATCAATTGCCCATTACTCTCCATCATCATGGCGACCATGTTCCCACCGGCGAGCCCGCCAGCACTGAGGTCGCAGTGAAGCTCCTCGGCCCATTTGCGCAGCCGCGCATCGATCTCCTTAATCATCGAAACAAGGCTCCTCGACCGGTTGCTGTTCCAGGTTCGATCCCCTGCCCCAGTTCTCCGGCTTCTTGTAAGCCCAAGGCCTGATGCCGCTTTTGCGCAGAGCTGGTTGCCGGACCTTGCGCCAACCCAACCGGTGCATGATCGCCCCGACCCGCATCTGTTCAGGTTTGCCCCAGTGACCGAAGTCCAGCTTCAAAGCCCCCAGCAGAATGTCGGTGCCGGTTGCGGTCTCGCCAATTTGAGATTCTTCCAGCCAAGCCAGGATTGGCCCTTCCCATTCGTCCACCACAAAGCGCTCTTCCTGGGCCTCAGCGAACAATGGCGCCTCCTCTCGGTTGACCCACCAGATATCACCAGACTGATAGCAAAACATCGCCTCGGCCCACAGCTGGTCGCGGATCTCGCGCAGCTTGTCCAGTTCCACCTTGGTACACGCGACCGGCCAATAACGCCGGTTGCCGGTGGCGTCCTTCAGGTACTCATCCTGGTTCGTCGTACCCACGAAAACACACTGGCGTGGCACGTCCATCGTTCGGCGGCCATAGCTCTCGCGGTAGGTGTCGGTCGAGGCCGAGAAGAACTGCTTTGCCTTGGTGGACTCAGCCTTGTTGAAGCTATCCAGCTCCCCCAGTTCAACGATCCACTTGCCGCGAATCGCCTGAAACCCGTCCTTGTCGCCCAAAGCGAAGGGGGTATCCATAAACCAGTCGCCGCCCAGCACAGACATGGCCGTGGATTTACCGGCGCCCTGCGCACCTTCGAGGATCATCACCGAGTCAGCCTTGCAGCCCGGCTGCATCACCCGGCCGACCGCCGACACCATCCAGCGCTTACCGACCTTCGAGCTGTAATCCGAAGGGGCAACCCCCATGATGTCCGTCAACCAGGTATCAAGCCGTGGCACCCTGTCCCATTCCAGGCCGTTGAGGTAATTGCGTACTGGATGAAATGCGTTGTCATGAGCAACCACGCTCACCGCCTCGATCACGCTGCTGGCCTTAACCCGCAAGTTGTATTGCTGGGCGAGCCACTTCATCACCAGCATGTCGTCAATGTCAGCCCAATCGCCGACGCCGCCGCCATACGGTGCAGCACGCAGCTTGACGATCTTGGAGCTGAAGGCACTGAAGCCAATCACACCGGACCAGCGCTCATCGTTGCTTAGGATCAGCTCTACGTTTTGCATGTGCGCGATCAACATGCCGTTTTCTGTACGGGCCAACCTATCCTTCCAGCCACCCGCTGCAGGAGGCTTGACCACCGCCAGCACCTGCCGACGCACCGCCTCCAAACCTTCGGCACAATGAAGGTCGTTGAAGTCGGTCCACTTGTCCTCCCGCTCACCCGAAAAGATCGGGCCGACAACCTGACCACCCACAACCGTAGCCGCGTTATTGGCCTTCTCTTCACCTGGGTTCCAGGGATCGCCATTCGGGCGCCTGGTCTTCCAGTCATCGTCACGACAGATGATGATCGGGCGCCCGGGAAAACGCTCGCGCATGACCTTGGCGACAGCCAGCAAATTGCCCGCATCAAAGGCCACCGCAACCGTGAGAGAGGTCGCCATATGCAGGCTTATGCCGGTGGCGTAGCCCTCACATTCGAGTATCGGCTCACCCGGCTCCGGGTGCGGACCGATCAGAAGAAAAGCCCCCTCTTTCGACATGCCGTAGGGCCAATAAGACTTGTCCCGGCCGGTATCCTCTTGCTTCTCGGGGAATATCACTTGCAGCCCGACGATCTGGTCCCGAGCGTTTTGCATGGGCACCAAAACCGCGCCGGAGCGCGGGGCATAACGAACGCCGAGGCCCACGATCTGCTTTCGATCCAGATAGGCGCTACGGCCTTTCTCGGGCATCCGCTTGAACAAACCAGCGGCACGGTTAGCCGCTCGACGGGCAGCGTTGGCAGCCTTCTCGGCGGCCTTGCGCTTGGCTTCCTCCTGACGAGCGCGCATGACTTCACGCTCTTCAGGCGTCATCCGGCTGGGTTTCACCTTGATCTTTTGCGTTTCACGTGTACGCCAGTCGCCGAACGCGCCGAAGATCAAGGTTTCGCCCTTCTCGGTATGGTGCTCGTGTAGAACGTACCAGCCGTTTTTCTCTTTGCCCTTATCCAGGGCGGTCTTGCATCGAGTCAGCTTGCCATAAATAAGCGGCTGCGCTGGCTCTAGACCGAAGTCCGCAAATTGATTCAAAACGTCATCGAGCATACCGAGCCTCCCGCAGCTCATTGAATGACTGGCACGTCACACAATGAGTGCAGCCCTGCAGAGCCAGACGGCGCGCTTCGGGGATAACGCCGCCACAGCCTTCACAGAACAACAACGAATGGCTGGACATCGCCGGCTTGAATGCAGCGCGTGCAGCAAGGGCCTGATCGATGCGCTCTTGCACCAGGTCATTAGCGAAATCAGCAATGTCAGCCACGGCCGTCACCCCGCGTTGTCTGGTGGACGTACGTGGCGCGGTTGAACAAGCCCAGCAGCCCCTGGATACCTCGAAACACCTGCAGGCGGATCGCGGCCAGCTCGTGATCACTGACCACACCATCGCCAATGCTCTTCGCCCAGGTATCGGCCAGATCGGCCACCTGACGGAAATACTCGGCGAGGCCGATGGTCAGGGTTTCCGGCATGTCAGTGGTGTACACCTCGGACAGCTCATGCCAGATCGTATCGCCGACCAAGGCATGCACCGCGTCCAGGATGCGCCTGTCTTTCGTCAGTTCGAGGATCTCGCCAAACTCTTGGATGTTCACCGAGTGGCTAGGGTGTGTGGGGGACAGCTTGTGCTGCAGGGTGGTGGGGTTTCGGCCGGTGGTGGCGGCGATTGCAGCGGCGCCACCTGGGTAATCCCGTGCGGCATGGTAAAGCGCCAGATCGAGCGGCAGGACTTCCCGCTGTGCTCGTTCGACGCAACTCAGAGCGATTCGGCTCATGGCATTAATCCTTGAAAGTTGCCAGTGCCGCGCGACATGCAGTGGTGATACATTTGCCGCGTGGCTTGAAAGGGCCCAAACGCCGGCTAGATCTTAGGGATCGATACCGGCACCGTGCCGAGGCAAGCAATCCGTTGTTCACCTCTGGCGCAACAGCTGCCCAATCTGTGGTGGAAAAGGCAGCAACACCAAGGCTTCCGAGCCTTGGGAAAGCGCGATAAGGAGAAGTGGTTTGCATGTGGTGTGCCCGCCTACCTTTATCGCGACCCGACAGCGCTGTGGTGGTGCGTGTCGGGAGGAACTGGGCGGCCCTTGGGTCGCCTTTTTTCTTACTACGCGGCTGCTTTATGTGGAGCAGAGACGTCCAAGAGCCAGGATGCTTGGAATGCATTGCCTTGCTGCGTCGCTGCAGCCGCCAATAGCTCCGCGTATTTCGTTTCGCCTGTGTAATCGGTTCGCGGCAAGCATGCAGCCTTTCGCCACTTGCTCAGAGCCTGACAGCTCCTATTACAAGCCTTTGCGGCGGCCCCGATGCCGCCTGCGGCTTCAAAAGCGAACGCAATAGCGCTCGGGAAATTTGCGGGGTTCAACATGACAGCCTCCACTTATCAACTTTCGGTTGATGTTATAGATCAACTGACAATTGCGCAACCTCTATGAGAGCATCAACCTATGGTTGATAAAAATTCTCTTCGCGCAGCTTTCAGTGAGCGCCTCCACGAAGCTCTGAACGATGCAGGCGTACGCAGCCGCGGTCGTGGAGTGGATATCCATCGTCAGCTCAGAACATTAGGGGTCAATAAAACCCCACAAGCTATTAGCAAGTGGCTAAACGGTGAATCAATGGCAGAAGCGGACAGCATGTCTGCACTTTGCGTTTGGCTGAAGGTGCGGCGCGAGTGGCTGGAGTACGGTGTTCTTCCTAAAGAACAGAATAAAAAAAACGATGGGCGACAAGATCAAGCTAGCGAGGAAAGTAACGTTAGTGCAATTAATGAACGTTTTGGTAAAGTCCCAGTAATTTCATGGGTTCAAGCCGGCGCTTGGTGTGAGGCGATTTCAAACTTTGAGGCGTACGATGCAGAGCTATGGTTGTCTTGTCCCGTACCGATAAGCAATCAAGGATACGCATTGAAAGTTCTCGGCGACTCAATGACAAACCCAGGTCCAGGACGTAGCTATCCAGCAGGGTGTATTATATTTATAGATCCCGAAGCAGAAACCAAAACCGGCGACAGGGTTATCGCTAGATTGCCTCGTACCAATGAAGCAACATTCAAAATTTTAGTAGAGGACGCGGGCCGTCAGTTTCTACGACCTATCAACCCGCAATACCCAATCATTGAGATTACTGAAGAAACCCATATATGCGGAAAAGTAGTGGGTTCATTTATCCCAGAATAACCCCTCCTTGCATATCAATCCGTCAACCCCAACAACAAATCAAAATCATCTGATTGATTTTCATATTTATTTTTAAGCTTTAAATATAAACTCCAAGCACTTTCTAAATAAGACATAGAGAACACAGTGTCGGCCGCTAGCAAGTCTTTGAACAATCCATCACTACATTCCATTGTAGACAGTGGAACCTTTAGAAATTTAGTAGAATTCGCGTATCTGGATATCAGTTCATTGGAGATTTTCCGGTAGTAGGCCTCATCTCGACCTTTATATTTACATACATTATCCATTGCAAATCTAACCATTTCGAATGGATGCCGCCCCTCTCTATAATCAAGGTCGGACCTCCCATATGCAACAAAACTGTTTTCCCCAAAACGAAACTGCTCATATCCGATCTGCAGAAATCTGAGGACATGGATATCCGCTATACTATCTTTCACACCTATACATCTGAACAATAACTCGAGTTGCGGGACTATCAGCACTCGCTCCAACAAGTCAGGATTTAGCTCATAGAGCAAAAACATGATGCTGTCTGACTCTGAGTTTGGCCAATATTTATTTACAAGCTTCTTCTGAATAATTGGAGTCGCGCCTGATATAAAAAGGGCAACAAAATATTCCTGGAATGATCGATGAGAAAATGAAATATCCATTCCATCCTCAATGAGCAAACAAGCAGCACTAAGTAAATCATTAAGATAATCTTCTGCTCTGAAATCCGAATCAAATCGTTCACGACATTTGTCAATGTATCTTAGACAATCGGTACGCGACATCTTGAAAAGACGCTTATCAAAAGTCAGAAGAGAAAAAAGAGCAAACACTCTAGAGAAATCTTGAATATCTAAATTTGTTCGCCTTGTCCTTAGGTAACCTCCCTTATAAGCATCATGCCTCTGAAATAATGCTTCATAAGCCTGATTATAGAAGACGCTTAGTTTTGACGGAATTTCTGCATTAACACCATATGTTAACAACATAATTGACAGAAGAAGTGGATTTGACAAAAAAGACTCATGCTTAGAGAACATCTCATCGTTTAGATCCGCCAAGAACTTTGTTTTTATCTCAAGATCATATGGCAATTTCTCGACAAGTTCAGAGGCAGACTTAATATTCAGCGGCATCACCGTGAATATGGAGAAATCCTCAATACCGTTAAATATATCATCAGGTCTTGACGAAATAAAAATCGGACAACCTCTATATTTATTTGAAAGCTCTTTAATGCATCTCATAACATCAAATCTTAACGAGTGATCCAACTCGTCATATCCATCGAAGAAGAAACAGAAATGCCCCGCATCCATAGCACGCACTACAAACTCTTGATCCATTTTGAATCCGTACGTAGTGAGCGTCTGATGGATATAATCTAATAAACTGATCTGGACCCGATTGAGTTCACGTAATTCAACGAGCACCGGAACGTGCCTTTTATCCCTTATACAATCAAGAAACAAATGCTTAATCAATACAGATTTACCAGTGCCACCGGTACCAGCAATAACGATACGTTTCGAAGCCTTCTCACAATTATAAAATGTAGGTCGTTTTATAACTGTTGCACCGCATGATATACCTGAAGGCACGTAGTACTCATACAGATCTACTGGCTGATCTCTAATAAAAAACGATTTTGATTTTGAATATTTAGCTCTGGTCCGCTCAAGATATTCATCATATGCAGTTTTCAGAGCCAGCTTTAGAGCTTCGTCGATTCTTCCGAAGGTGGACCTTCCAAGTTTGTAAATGCGCTCAATATTAGCAGCCATAAAATCTGCAACAATTTGCCCTGCATCCATTTGGAACCATCTCCTAAGAATTGTCTTCCTGGCGCTTAGCCACTCCTCACCACAGTATCAGGTGATAGCTTTTTGCCTCAACGGGAAATGGAAAGCTTGACGAATATCAACTGATGGTTGATATTGGTTTCACTCTTCCACCACAGAGCGAGGTGAAACCATGCACACCACTGCATCCCTTCATGTACATCCGACGGTTGCCGACCTATCCCGCATCTTCGAAGTCAGGCGCTTGGCCCGCAGTCTCGGCTGCACCTTCATACCATCCAAACCCAAGCCACAGGCTCGCACCACACCGTCCTCCTTCGATCCAAACGACGGAGGTCGGGCGGCATGAGCAAATTTATGATCGACAACCGCACGCTGGCTTTGCTCAGCGCCCAGGTGAACCTCAGTGGGACTTTCAACCACGCCCTACGCTCAACGCCTCGACGCGATGTGCTGACGTTTCGGCTGAAAGTTGAACGCGACAAGACTGACAGCACCTTCACCATCGAGCTGGGCTCAGAGCGCCACACGCTGACCGAGCCCAATACCAAAAAAACTCACCTGAAGCTCGCTGACTTCATTGAGGAGATCGTCAACGGCCCGTTAGACCTGACTGGCGAACCCCACCCTCAACGACATGCTGAACGCAAGTACGGCGCTTTCAGCGCCCAGCAGCGCGAACAGGTTTTCAGGTTGGTATGCACGGGCGGGGTTCTCGACTTGGACCTGGGCTTTGAACTGCCTATACGACTAGCCGCGCACCGGACGCGGACACGCACGGGCATCACGGTAGTCATGTGCATCGGCGTCAAAAGCCCGCGTACTAAGTGCTTCACCGTGTACGGCACCGACGCCGAGATATACGAGCAGGTTTGCGAATCCATCAACCACTTGGCTGTGCTGGCGACACCTGCAGCACACGCGGCATAGGAGGAATGACATGGAGCGCAATCTCGAAAAGACCGCCAAGTACTTCGGCCTGACCCGACCTGCCCTGATCAAACTAATGCGTGAGAAAGGCCTGCTCACCGACCGAAACTTGCCAGCGTTCCCCGTTCGTGACCGTGAATATCTTCGGATCAAGGATGGCAACTGGTACCACGAGAAGCTGGGCATGCAATACAGCCAATCGACACGAGTTCGGCAGGCCGGCATCCCATGGCTAGCGGAGCAACTGGGCCTCGACCTTCCTGCCATCCCGGCAGACAACCGTGACGTGGCCTAGGGAATATGCCCGCCAGATCATCGCCCTACGCACTCGAGAGGAGCGCAACGCCGCGCTCCTTGAGGTGCCGGAGCATCTGCGCGAGCTGACCAAACGCCATTGCCTGAATGCCTGGAATCACCCGGCCCGAAACAAACGCATGGAGAGCCCAAAGCCTCATGACTAGCCAGCCTCAAAACCCGCTGCGCCTGATGCCAGCACCAGAGACGGCCACCGTCGAGCTGCTGTATCGCACCTTCGGCGACGTGCTTATCCCCCTCGAAAAGCTGCGCGTGCAGTACTTCCGCAACCTCAACGAGCAGTCATTTGCAGCTGAAATCACCAGCGGCCGCATTCAACTGCCCGTGACCACGCTGGACAGCAGCCGCAAAGCACCGAAGTACGCGCACATCCGCCACGTTGCGGCACTGATCGACATCCAGGCCTACAAGGCCGACGAAGTCCACGCGAAGGCTCAGGCCGACGCAACCGAAGAAGCTTAACCGTAACGGCTGCCACCACCAGCCACCCACACCACCAGGAGCACACCACATGACTGCAATTCAAATCTGCGCATTGATCGGCCTGATAGTCGGCGCGGCCCTGATCTACTGGACCGGCTACCGAGGCGGTCTCATTGACGGCCGCGTCGAAGGCATCGAAGAGGGCACGAACGACGAACGCGCCGCCAATGCGAAAACCATTCGTGAGCTGGAGGCATCCCTCCAATTCATCCGCGCCGATCACCAGCACCTCGCAGCCCATGCGAAGCGGCTGAGAGAAAGCCAAGCCTTTGGCCCTCAAGAGCGCCAAACGCTTATGCAGATCGCCGAAAAACTGAGGCTGGCCTCTGACACCTTCCGCGCCATGAGTTCGAAGGCACAGGCACAGCAGGCGCTCGACCTGCGCGAAAAAGCACTGGGCATGGCCGCTCTGCTGGATCAGGTCAAAGTGGAGAACGCAGCATGAGCCGTCATAGCCCGATGCTACGCCTCTCACCTCAAGATGCCGGCGTGCTGCACCAGCAACATGCCAAAGCCACCGCCGAACTGCGCGAAGTGACTCGATTCCGCAAAGAGTTCGACCGGCAACTGTCGCTGCTGATCGGCTACGACGCCCTGCGCAAGTTGCACAAGGACACCCAGAACGCCCTGCTGCTCGCCGATCTGGTCAAGGAGGCAGCATGAACTGGATCCTCACGCATACCGGCAAACGCTTTGACCTGTTCGAGCCGGACGTCGACATGATCGACCCACGTGACATTGCGCACTCGCTCGCTCATTTGTGCCGCTTCAACGGCCACACCCGCGAGTTCTACAGCGTGGCCCAGCATAGTTGCTTGGTTGCGGATCTGGTGCCGGCCGAGCACAAACTCGCCGCCCTCCTCCACGACGCCACCGAGGCGTACCTAGGCGATATGACTCGGCCACTCAAGGAGTGGATGCCCTATTACCGTGGCTTCGAGGACGTCATATGGGGGCGTGTTTGCGAGCGCTTTGGCTTGGAGATCGATCTTCCCGCCACCGTTCATCAAGCCGACCTGATCGCCCTGGCCACCGAACGCCGGGACCTGATGCCAACCGACCCGGCCACCTGGGATTGCCTTGTCGGCGTTGAGCCCGTGCCCGAACGCATTAAGCCATGGTCCCCCACCGAAGCCCGGCTCACCTACCACCAGCGCCTGATGGACCAACTCGCTATCGAACACCGGAGGAAAGCGGCATGAAGCAGGAACAGAACGCCCCTCAAACCCAGTCCGCTTTGCTCCGCAGCGCCAGTTGGGTCAACGCGCCTGTAAATAACAGCCTCTGCTGCGCAGTAGCAGGCATTACTGCTTCTTTCCAAGCCACTGCCGAGGCACTTATACCCCACGAAAGGCTGCGCCGGGCAGAAGCATCTGAAGCCACGCTGATAGCTCAGAACCGCCAGCCCGCGCAGCCTGCCTTGGGGTATACACACTTCGACACCGCAGCGGATCCGCCACCGCTGCAGTACCAAGTGGACAAGATTCCCGAGGACAAAATGGCCGAGTTGGTCGGTACGACCCGCCGAGCATTGCAGGGCAAACGCGCCAGAGGGGTCATCCCTAAAGGCGTCTGGAACACCATCGACAACCGCATCTATTACAGCATCAGGAGATATGAGGCATGGCTCGAAAGCCAATGGGATTGCCCACCGGAGTTGAATTTGTCGGCCAGTCCGTCAGGATTCGCTTCACCTGGAACGGGCAACGCCGTTGCGAAACCCTCCCCTATCCCCAGACACCGAAAGGCATTAAAGCGGCATCCGATCTACGCGCTAACGTAACCAGCCTGATCAAGCATGGCGTTCTCGACGACCAACGCTACGCCGAGCTGTTTCCCAACTCCACATATGCCACCTACTCGGCAACTCCCCGATTCGGGGAGTATGCCCAGGAGTGGTTGAACAGCCGGGAGGTCGTAGCTGGCACACGCAAGAACTATCGAGCGTCCCTCAATTTGTATTGGATGCCACACTTGGCTCTGCTGCCCACGGACGGCATCACCTCGGTGCTGTTGCGCAAAATCGTGAGCAACACTGAATGGAAATCGCCGGGCGTGAAACGCTCGGCAATCCAGCGACTGACCACTGTGTTCAGCACCGCCGTCAAAGACGGCCTGATCAATCGCAACCCGGTCGATTCCATCGAGCTACCCGTGAAAACGAAAAAGCCCATCGACCCCTTCACGGTGGCGGAGGCCAACGCCATCATCGAGCACCTCTATAAGACGCTGACCCATTCGATGCGGATCTACGCGGCTTATTTCGAGTTCGCCTTCTATACCGGAATGCGTCCTAGCGAAATAGCTGCCCTGCGCTGGGACGAAGTAGACAAGGAGAAGCGCTTAGCCAACGTGTGTCGGATCGTCGCGGACTATAAGATTGAGGAGCGCACCAAAACCCGCAATGAACGGCAGGTCATGCTCAACAGCCGGGCGATGCATGCCATTGAGGTGGCGGAGCAAATCGCCGAGCAACGTGCGAAACAGAGCCGTAGGAAGCAGGCTAAGTCGCCCTATGTGTTCCCACCCACAAAGAACTTTGAGTTCATTCAGCAATCCAGCGTCACCGACAAACACTTCCAGGCGGCACTGACCCAATTGGAGATTCGCGCCCGCCGGCAATACAACTGCCGACACACTTACGCAACCATGTGTCTCATGGCGGGTATGAACCCAGCGTTTATTGCCACTCAACTCGGTCATAGCGTTCAGATGTTGCTATCGACCTACGCCCGATGGATCAACTCCAGTACCGATTGGAGTGAGCTCGGGAAGCTCGAAAACAGCTGGAGTGGGAAAACTGCGGCTGACAAAAACAGTCGCCGCTGAAATCGTTATAGATCAGCAGATTTACTGCGAAAGTAAAATTATCCGTAGCTTTAACTTTTTGGCGCGCCCATTGCTCAGGTCAAACCATTGGCTGCTTATGCATTTCATGCCCGCCCCCAAATTTATGCACTACAGAATCGAGCCTGTTTATAGCTTCTAGCGATAAATAGCACTTGCTTAAGATATGTCTGAACCAAAAAATTCTGCAATCCACCTTTGTGGCAGGACTGGCCAGCAGAGAACAGGCCGTTGGCCTTCGTTTCCGCCTATGGTTCAACATGACGGTAAAAATGCACTACGCTTGATGCCCATGAATTTTACCTCATACCTTTATACCAAGTTATATCCTCTTTTTTTGTATCTTTTCGTAACTATACCTTTGGCTAGAGTTTCTTGTTTCAACTTACCAATCAGACACTTAGGATCCATAAAAGCTCCGTTCAAAAGATCCTATCTTTAACAATTAAAAAAAAATTGAGAATTAGGCTTTCCAACATTGACAGAGTGAATCCGCCCGTCAAAAATTGCAAAGCGCGTTTCCAAGGTTGGATCGCGTAAAAAGGAGAAATTCTTCTCAAGAATTTCAGCGCTATTACAAAAGGAAATTAAAATGTCTGAAGCACTCAAGAACAAAGTCACGGAGGAGTACCAAAGTGCAGCTAAACCCTACACCCTCTTTAACCAGAACGGCATCCAGATCATCTTGAACCTGCCTGGTGCATTACAGTTGAGCCCAAACAGCCAAGACTATTATCCCCCCCTCGAAAGTCCCGAAACAAATGCTCCGATTTTGATCAACAATACGGGCTTTGATATCCTATCGGCGACGTTCATTGTCACACTCCAAGATGTGATCGATACGGGTAACAAACTAAACACAATTGCAAGCGTGCAGTGGTGGGACAAAGAAAAAGGGCAGCAGGTAATGGAGTTCACTTGTGGGGAGGTCGATAACAAAAATCAGGTCATGAGTACTCCCAAAGATGGATTCTCTCGAGTCCGTTGGGCCACCATGGCGAACAACGGGCGAGGTCAGTCAACCCTCTTGAATGACGTGAGCCTTGTCTCGCTCACCTTCAGACCTGCTCTTGCACCGATTAACGGGCCGATTGTCCAAATTGGCTGA